CCCTTTCGGGCCCTCTCGCTAGACTGATGTCTAGGCTACCCATGCCTATGCCTCGGTTTAGGGTTAGTGTAACAACTTTAGGAGATAAAAAATGATGCCGATAAGGAGCTTAGAGAAACTTAACGAAGGTATTATATATACTTTCGATATTTTCTTCATAGATGCGTCTGTGTATCGAGTAGAAATACCCGCTGCATATTACAATTCTATGACTTCCTCTGTCGTCCATCATCTTCTCGCCTCCGGCGTGGATCCTGAGAACCGTAAGCCCTTTGATAAAGAGGTCTTTGGTTACCAGTTTCATGACGGATTCGAGTACCATCCTTTTGTTGTTGCTCTCTCTTCATCTTCTCTGAACTCAGAGTCGTACTCTGATCCTTCTCGAGGAGGTGATCTGAATGAGACGGAGTAGACCCGATTCACGTTTGCCTCAGCGTTACGAGAAATCTCAGAACCGCGGTATGCGGTCTGATATAACTAGTCACACGTTGCAAACCTATCGGACTCAACCTAGTGCTGATATACAACATCCCTATAGAAATATAGAGTGGTATAAATCATCACTGGTTGGTGTTACGAATCCATTCTGGCGCGACGAGGTTAGGTCCGGCGGAGATGCCACCACCAATGCAAATGGTGTTGACTTCTTCTGGTCGAACCCTTTCCTTACCGCCCAGCATGGTATTCACATCAATCCGCCTTATGTCAACTCGTTCGAGCTGCAGTCTTCGTTCAGTGAAGTGTATGGTTATCCATACATATCACCACCGCAGTCCCAGCTTGCACCTGTTGATGTTCAGACCGATGTTGAGGACCGAGTACGCCGTAAGATTGTTGAGCAAATCAAATCTATCCAAAGCTCTGTTGAGCTTGGACAGGATATTGGTGAGCTCAAGCAAACAATTGAAGGCGTCATCCATCCGATGAGATCCCTAAAGGAGCATATCCTTGGATACTTCTCTAGCCTAAGAAAGGCTAAAGCAAGATATCGTAAGCCTGCTTCTTTAAGAAAAGCCTTATCGGACTCATACCTTGAGTTTAACTTCGGCTGGCGGCCCCTTGCAGCTGATATCGCTGACGCGTTAGTCGGTCTTCAAAACCGACAACATGCCGATCGGTATCCTGTTAAGGCTTCCGCTAAGCAGTTGTTTGCTGGTGCTATCTCTAATGATTCATTAGCTGCAGCATCAGTTGGCCAAGAGGCCAATCTCGTAGCTACTGCTCCTACACGAACAACATCCGTGTATAGCATTAGATACAAAGGTATGGTGCGAAGCTTTGCGGTTAATGGTCGCTTCAGTGCGGCTCAAACTCTGCAGTTAGATCTGCCGAACTTTGTGCCTACTGTTTGGGACCTTATTCCGTATAGCTTTGTGGTAGATTACTTCGCTAATATTGGCGATATAATCTCTGCATGGAGTCTCAGGGATGGCAGTGTAGTCTATCTCGTTAGAACTGTGCACTATATACATCGTCGCGAGACGAATGTAGTATTAGCTGCTACAGATCTAGCCGGGAATCCGATTTACGCTGACAATCCTGATTTCTTCTTCTCGGGCCATAACGCGTGGGTCGAGCGTCATGAGTGGTCTCGCTCCAAGATAACACAAGGTTCACTCGTTCCACCGTTCCGATTTTCGGTACCGGTGAGCGATAAACCATGGGTTAATTTGGGTGCTTTGATCTCCTCTAACGTCTCTTCCCTCGTCCCTTTCCACCGCTAGGTGGTAATGTTGTCCTTCATTGGAGTCTATTATGAGTTTTACTCTCACAACCCCGGTTACGGGCGCTGCACAGACGGGGTTTACTACCCCGACTTACACACTCGCGACGGATACTGCCCCTACCAGTGCCGGCAAACAGTACGCGGTCTCCGCAATTGGCGGAACGCAGACTGGTGTCGATACGGCAAGCAGTCCGACTAAACCGTTCACCATTACGCTCAGTCGTCCTCAGGTTCTGAGGGCATTGGCGCCAGTGGATCCGGTTACGGGTGTCCTGCGTTCAGTCCCAAGGAACTCTTATGTTATCCGAACTCGCAAAGGTGTCGTACCTCTGTCGGGTCAGTCTCCAGCCGTTGCGCAAGCAACGACTCAGATTGACGTTCCGGCAGGGTCCGACATTGCGGATCCGGCCAACATTCGAGCTATGCTCTCCCTTCATATCGGGTCTCTTAACCAGATTCCCGCTTCGATTGGAGATACCTGTGTTACGGGCGTGATTTAATCATGTTCCGCAATCTAGGTGAATGGTTGAAAAACCATTCGCATGCTATTCTAGCGACGGTTGTTGCGCTTCAAAACTCTGGCGCTTTCAGCGCCAAGGTTAAGAGCACTCTATCGCTGCTAGCGTTTCTCCTCGGCGGCGGAAACTAATCATTTCCGCCTAATCTAAACGCATGGAGTAAGTTAACATGAGCAGTCGCTCTGATAACCTGATCCTTGCCGTAGACGAAGACTTAGGCAATTTGGTGATCGGAGATTACTCCGCTCACAATATGCCTCCAGATGCGACTTATCGTCAATTTTCAGCTACTTATCTCCGGTCAAATCTTCTAAAGAAGTTTGTCCAGGGTAAGTTCTCTGATGCTGACGACAATGCAATGAGGAAATTTGAAACTTCCAATTTGCGATGTCGTGACTGGGTTCTCCCAGCCCTCGATGAAAGAGATTCCATCTTGCTTAACCTGATGAAGGTTGAACTCGACGGCTTCTTTCACCCTGAGGGTGACCTACTCTTTTCTTCATACGATGAAATACTCGCTGAAGGAAGGACTGGTCCGGGAAGTGCGATCCAAGCAAACGGTCAAAGCTTTTACGCCAAGATGTTTGCCTCAAATCTCACTTGTACATCTCCGTCTCTGTACTTCGAGTACATTAACTATATTGCGAAGGTCCAGGATACTTGGGCTCAGGCGGACAAAAACCGCCGCTCAAGTCTCGGATCCTTTCGTGTAGTTAACGGCAGTAAGATAAGCTTCGCCCCAAAAACCACGGACGTAAGTCGTCTAATTTGCGTAGAACCTTCGCTGAATCAATTTTATCAGCTTGGACTAGGCAGATTAATGGAGGCGCGCCTTAGGTCATCCTTCAAGGTTGACTTAAGTACACAGCCTGACATTAATAGACGACTCGCGCGGTCTGGTTCGATCGATGGTGGTTTCTCTACCATCGACCTGAGCTCGGCCTCTGACTCCATCTCTTTAGGTATGTGTAAAGAACTTCTCCCGGGCTGGGTATATGATACCCTTCTCGAGATTCGTTCTCCAACATATACATTTAAGGGACAGTCGCGTGAGCTATTTATGATGTCTACAATGGGGAATGGTTTTACATTTCCGTTGCAGACCATCATATTTAGCAGTCTGATTCGTGCAGTTTACAGGTTTCTTGATATCCCTTTAGGGGATCGAGTAACTCGTACCTGGGCTTGCTTTGGTGACGATATCATTGTCAAAAGGGAAACCTTCGACACTGTTATTCGTCTCCTTGGCCTGCTTGGGTTCGATGTAAACCAAACGAAGACCTTCTCAAAAGGTCGGTTCAGAGAGTCTTGCGGATCTGATTGGCTTTTCGGTCAACCAGTACGGCCAGTTTTTGTTAAGAAACTGGATTCGTTGCAAGACATCTTTGTCGCCATCAACCTCTTAAATATGTGGTCAGCGTATACTGGTTTGCCGCTCGTAAGAGCGGTCCAATATCTTCTATCTTTGGTACGCCGTGGCGTTATGAACCACGCAATACCCTTTGATGAAAATATTGACGCCGGTGTACGTGTTCCATATAGATTCTTTGATATTAATCCCAAGAGAGACTTGAATGGTAGCGTGGTTTACCACGTAACTGTTCCTGTCCCTCGTAAGATCTTTATCAGAGAGGAGTCCATTAAGACTCCGAGAGGTATGAAGAAGTTACATTTTAATCCTCAAGGATTATTTATGTCGCTTCTACATGGCGAGTTGGTATCTGGTACTATATCTGTCAGGCATGACAGTGTACGATACCGGTCGAAGTCACGAGTAACTCCCAGATGGGATTATTATTCGTGTCAGGAACTCCTTAATGGGATGATTCCTGAATGGCAGCGGTGGGAAACCGCTGTACTGGTTAACACCAGTAACCCCAGCGAAAGCTGGGAGGGCTAACGCCCTACCTCTTATGCCATGCCTGG